CCTGCACTAAGAAAATATACCCATCCTTGTCCCAATTACGCGGAAACTCAACCTCTTTGTCGCCGGTAAACAATGCCGGTGCCTCGTCCATGTCGTCTGCGCTGGACCGGAACGGGATAATATCCAGCCGGTCCACGCCGGGGCCGTGCTTCAAGCCTAGAGTATTGTAAAGCCGATAAGTGACTCTGGAAATACGTTTTTTCTTACCCTGCGCTGTGCCGTCTTTCGCTCCAGCCTCGATCCGCATTGTCTGTAGCGTGGACGTGTAAGGTAACCCGACGTGGACGACAGAATAGCTATTGTTCAATGTTATCGAACCGCTTGAGACTGTACGGTCAGGGTGGGCAGCGCCGTCAGCTAGCACCGAAACAGTCTGGCCCTCTAAATGATCCAGCCCGAACACTGATGTCACAGTGCTGCCGTCGTAACTCAACATCGAGTCAAGATATGTGGATTGAATGGTATTTGTCACGACTTCGGGCAATCCCGGCGTCAGGAACTCAACATAACGAACCGATTGGCCGTTAACGGTGCGTTGGATAATCGCCCAAAGATCGTCACGACTGCCGGTCGTGTTTGGAATAACTGCGATGCTCTCAACTTTAGTATCCGTGCCGCCGATGATATGCCTGTGCCAACCCACAACATCCTGTGAGCGTTCGTAGGTCATCCCTACCAGAACGCCGTCAGAACGTGCTAACCATACAACGCTATCAGGTTCCTGCTGATACGCCATGTCGATGACGCCGCCTTCGGTAATTTGTTCCGAAAGGATAGAAAGATCAGGCGCGGTGTATGCGTCACTTTCAAATTGATAAACATATTCCCGCACTTTACGGTTGGCCCGTTGCAGGAACAGCACCGAGTTGCCGACCTGCGGTGGCGTCACTGCGGCACTGCCAAATGTGGTCTGGCGCACGACACGGGTATTTGTGGGCGATAGCGGGCTGTTTTGATCGCCTTGCGAAACAATGAACTCGCCGCCAGCAGTGCCTACGGACAACACCTTACCGGCCCTCATCCAGCGTATCGTGTTCACTTGGTCTGTCGCAATGGTGTAAACGAACCCGCTATCGTCAAGGACGTTCCCATCGTTATCCGTGGGAGCGTGATTCTCGTAATCAGCAGATACAGAAAAGAACATAGACTGCGGTCGGCTTGTCGTTGCCGCCCATACTAGGCGTTGCTCGAAAAACGTCGCAACGGACGGGTAGCCAGTCGTCTCTGAGAACAAGCCTAGACGCCAGCCGGTCACGGCAGTGGTTGCGGAGGCATTTGGTCCTATGAAGTCCGCCGTGACGTGTGTCGTATCTGCTCGCGCTGTAATTTCGAGATACGTCCAGTCGTTTGCCGCGTCCTCGAACCGAATCAACCGGCCAACATCTGTGGCGAGGAAACCCTGATCGTCATTGATCCCAGTGACAGCAGATGCTGTTACCGTGACTCCGGTGCCGCTTACCGCTGACAGCCCTAGAGTCGTCTCTGTCGCATTCACGGAATCATATGGACCGTCCAGAAACTGGATGATGTCCAGCACCCAGTTCGTGTCGCCCGACCGGGACAACGTGCGCGGCTCGTGGTTCTGGTGAGCGATATACAGGACATCAGCAGACTGTGTGATTACCAACTCAAACAGTTCTGCCTCTAGGTATGGCGTTGCTATTTCGTAAGGTGCGCCCTTGGCGAACGGGTCATCGAAAACCTCGTCGAACGGCCCTGACGCAATCAGACCATAGTTCTTGTAAAACCGAACGTACTCATCTCCAAATTCGATTATATATGCCTGAGTGGCGCTAAACTCAAACGGAAGTATGCGGGTCTTTTTAGTGCTGTCTTTGACCTCTGCCGAAAAGTAAAACCCACCCCGGCGGGAAGCCGGACCGTGTTTCTGCACAATCATATTCTCAAGCGTCTTGCAGCCGTTGGGATATTTCTGGAGATCGACACGGCCTTCAAGGAGCGGTGAAAGTTCACCCGCCGTAAAATTAGTGAATATCGGCGCAGAACGCGGCATTAAGGTCTGCCGTTTACGCTGACGCCGGAACTGCCAGCGTAATTGATCCGGCTATCTAGCCAAGTGTCAGCAACAATCTCAAGATAACCGCTCTCTTGTGCATCCATGGATCGAGCATCTGCAACCTTGCGCTGGTACATCTCCATCATATTACTATATAGCGTATTGCTTTCCGCCAATGTGACGGCCAATTCAGCAGCAATCCGCGCAGACAGCGCCTCAACAAACAGAGCGTCGAAAAGGTTTACGTCTTCAACGCGGGCCAGATACAAGATCTTCGCTGTGCCTTCGTCGGTTAGCAGCTTGCCGCCTTCGATCTTGTAATACATGCCCATGTCTTCCATCTGCAAAACCCGGAGGCAATCAGATGGGAGATTGTACTGGTAAGCAAATTCAAAAGCTGGCGCTGTACTATTCTGCGCCAGCTCGACACGGTTTACAGCGAAATTCCAAACGTGGTCGCGGATGCAAGCATCGCGAATTTGCTCATAAATGAGATTGGCGGCTCTCGCCGCCTCGCTGTCTTCGGTCAATGTCAGGATGGCGTTCGCGCCTATCTTGACCAGAGCGTTATTTACAATCTGAACAACAGAAGTCGCCATACTATCCCCTCAGTAAAGTATGGGGAGGCCGAAGCCTCCCCAACCTTATTACGTTGCAGAGAAGTACATATCCACAACCAGCGATCCCGAACCCGGAAGGCTCGCGCTAGCAATAGTGATGAAGATTTCTTCTTCAGCAGCAATCGTTGCGACACCAGCGTTGGCACCGAACAACGTCGGGACGTTCGCGGCAGTGTGAGTCGCCGCCGCCCGATATTTGGCGACGGTTCCAGTGATGCCAATTGCAATCGTAGCACTGGCACCAAGAGTAGCACTGGAGTTGATGACACCATAAAGGAAAGACTCACCTTCATGAGCTTTCGCAATAACAATGGTATCAGAAGTCGTCTGAGTGGCAAGAGTGATGGTGGCCCGCTTGACGCGGACATTACCATCAACAATACCACCGGACGGGAGGCTAACTGGAACTGCGGCCAGCCCAGTCATTTCCGCGCTATAAAGTACAGTCATTTTTCAAATCCTCCTATTCGACACAAAGGATTTCGAGGACACGGGCTTCTTCCATGCGAGTGCCGCCAATGCTCATTGAGCAAAAGACCTGCGTTGCATAGTTTTTGTCCGCACGCTCTGAAATCTTCGTTGTCATGTCAGCACCGACACCAAGAAGCAAACCCTCACTCTGGAATGCAAAGCAACGACGATGGCTAGAGCCATTAACCGGAACCAACTTAGTGCCGTCAATGCGCTTACCGTTCACCGGGATAAACTTGAACCCCAAGAAGGTATCGACTTCACCGCGAGCAAGAGCCTTGACCGTGTTGAAATCCGCGCTTTGGATTTCAGTCGTATTCAAGAGATCGCTTACCTGATCTGCGGTGCAAACAATGACGCGACCATTCTCAGGAACATCGTCACCATCCATTGTCTCCTTTACCGAAAGCAGCTTGGCAAGCGTAAGGCCGGTTGTACCAGCAGCAATAGCAGTCTGGCCAGCGGTCGTGGTTCCGCCGGACACGCCGGTGAAAGCACTACCAAGAGCCGAGTCAACGATCACTTCGTCCATCGCACGACCCATAGCCATAGCCGCTGCGCGGGCATAGTCAGAGGTCGGGTCGATAAGCATACGGACCTTATCCTCATTGTCGATGAGGTCGGCCCAATCGAAATCCTCAAGCGAAACACGACGCCGCGCATGGGGAGTATCGACACGGGGAGTATCAGAATGGCGAGACGTGCGACGAAGCGCCGCAGTTGCGCCGATCTGCTCGAAAAAGGCATTCTTGCCGGTTACAGACTCTTCACGAACTGAACCGCGCAACTTAGACCCGTCCTGCTGGACAAGGTGCTGTACGTTGGCGCTGTACTGTTCGACGAAGGCCGTTGTCACTTGGATAGACATACGGATTTCTCCTGAAGGGTTAAAACAGTAGTTTCAGGGTTATCGTCTAAGGGACGGCCCAAGCTGCCTTCGTGCTTGTGCGGGTTCCGTAAGGAATTGTCCACCTATGGAAAGGCGACTTAATTGTATATTGTTTTTCTGAATATGCAAACAGGAAAAAAGCCCAGCTTTTAAGGGCTGGGCTTTCGCCGGAAAATCAAGTTTGGCGCAAGAAAATCCAAATCGGAATATAAAACCAAGGTACGATTCAACAATATTAATATATCCACCTTCTGCCTTATGCGCAAACAGTAAATTCAATCTGTCTTAGGCGGACGGCCTCGCTTTGGCTTGTCGGATTTAGTCACCCAGTCATAATATATCTGGGCAGCTTTCACAGTTACTTCGGGGCTACCAGTCTGGGCAAGCCGCAGACATTCCAGCTTTAGACCATATTCTTCCATGATTATTCAGGGTGGGCTTGCGCGAACAGCCCCTGAACTTTCTTGACCATAGAATTATGTTCTGGATGCCGTTTATCAGTATAGGCAGGGTGAGACATAATTGTAGACGCTTCCGACCGCGCTTCTTCTGGGGTCAATGCCATATGTGTTCCGCTAGACGGCCCGGCCAAATCTTTGTCGGCCATAGTCGTCTTGGCAATATTGGCAAACGCTTTCAGAACATCAGGGTCATTACCCATACCGCTCGAAACCATCTTGGCGGCTAGCGCATCTCCGCCGTATTCGTTGAATGCTTTCTTGGCAAAATCTAGGTTCTGGTCATACGCCCTGCCCCATTCTTGGCGCAGTGCGCTTTCGCCGTCTTCAATAGACTTAGACGCGCCATCCTGATATGCAGAGTGCTGGCCGACCATATTACCAACCTGCCAAGAGACGAGGCTTTTGACCTGTTCTGCGTTTAAGCCAAGTTTGTGTGCCTCTTGCTTAAACGAGGAAAGTGTCTCGTCGGTCAATTGCGCTGATACTGCATCAGGAAGGTCGTCTGCGAGGGTTATTTCATATTTGTCGGCGCTTTCTGGCCGACCAAGGAACTCATAAACGTCGTCCCAATCACTGTCCGTAACCGGCTTGGCAATCTTATCGCGGCCAAGGTGGGATTGAAGGTTCACATATGACGAAGCTAGGCTGCTCACATCATTAAATTTAGCGAAACTCGGATCGTCTCGGATTTCTTCTGGAAGGGCAGAACGCCAATCGCCGCTTGATGTTTTGGCTTCTGTATTAACGTCTGGTGCATTATCTGCCATTTCGGCAGGTGCGGTATCGT